AGCTGGTCATGTCGGGAATCTGATTCGTGCCGATCCCAACATCCTTTTTCGAAGCTGTTCCCAAACCGAGGTTTGTTGTAAGCGCGTTCGTGAATTTTGTCACCAGTCCGTTGATATCGGCATTATCAAGGGCGTCAGCGCCAGAGTTCGCAATAAACTGCCCCACCAGCGCACCGATAGTGGTCGCCTGACGAATAGCTTTGTTCACCTGCGCACTGGATGCCTTACCAGCAGTAAAGCCAGACAATAACGCCGGAAGCGCTTCCCAGTCCGCCTGTGACATAACGTTAGCGTTAGGATCAAGCGCGAACGCTTTAAAGTTATTTGTAGCCATTAGAGTAATACCCCCCAAGCGCCGGTATCAAAACCGCCGATATATTCGTTATCCATATCAAACCCAAAGAATTTAGAGCCCTCGGACGGTGTTTCTACCGAAGGCGTTTCAACATCACCGGCCCATACGCCAGCTGCTTTAACGGTGAGATAGCCCTGTTTGATAGCGGCGATCAGTTCGAGAGACACATCAGAAATATCAGTCTCTGGAAATACCCAGACCGATATCGTCATGTCCTGGTTATCGACGATCTGCATACTCAGGCCCGAGCCTGCCGTCGCAGCGTCAAGAATGGGCGGCAGCGAGTCGTTCCGGCCGTCCCAGTTGTTGATAGCGATTTTCGCTTTCAGAATGATGCGATAGGTATCATCGCTCAGCGTCGTATAGCCCGAATCCGGGTCATACGGTCCCTGCCAGACGCCCTGGTCATATCCGAGCCCGTCAGTGTCCCAGCAGAAATAAACACCTGTTATCGGCTGGCTGACTATACGGCTACGTCCGATCCAGAGCCCGAGGGTATCAAGCTGGACACCTACCGCTGTATCGATGTCAAACGCATTAACCAGCCCCCGGGTGGCTGATGTGATGTCAATCAGCGGCCGGGTGCTCAGGTCGATGTGATCAAAGTATTTGGGCTTCGTGGCGTGGTAGTTAGTGATTAGGTCCGTGTACTTGCTCATGACGTCACCGTAAGCGCTATATTTTCGGGCTTGCAGGACGCTGATTCGTTGTAGGCGATATTGACGTTCGCCGCCGCGACTGTCCCGGCTGATTTCCCGATCAGCAGCTCCTGAATATCGTAAAAGCGCGCGCTGCCGCCACTCACAACGCCAAGGTTAGCCGGGGAGTAAATACGGCTCAGCAGGACTGAATCGCCAATCGTCAGCCCGTTGATGTAGTCCGCAACCGCCTGTTGGATCTGCACGCCGATTTGCGATGTGTAGCCGGTGAACGCTTTCAGTGTGATGTGACCATAAATCGGTACATCCGTTGACCGTGAGAAGCTAATCACATGCGGGTTGCCGTAAGTGTCCGGTACCGTGACAGAGGTCGTCCCGTAAGTCGCCGTTCCCTGCCCTTTATTGCCCCGGATTGTCTGGGCAATTTCGGTAATATCTCCACCATCGACGATGGCTGAAATGGAGTGCGGCGGTAACCCGTTACTGTCGGTTGCTCCGGTGTCATTTTCATAAAGCTTGTGACGTGTCACACCAGCAACGTTAGCAATCGCACCGTCAACGCCCTCAAACGGTGTGATGGATGGTAGCGCGACGCTCTGCCCCTGCCGGATGCGCAGTTCTGCATCGGTTTCTGCAGGTGCTCCGACGGTGGCTGCTGCCGGATTTGTTACTGACGTCCAGCCACGGGTCGGCGTGTTGATGGTGATGATGGTTCCGGCCAGTGCGGCAACAGATCCGCTGTTTGAACAGGTAGCTGTTACCGTAACTGTGCCATCAACACCAATCACTACCAAAGCAGGAAGACGCCAGATCACATTATTGGTGTCTTTTACGGTCCCGTTCGTGATGGTTGTCCCTGCGGTACCGGTCAGCAACAAATCCACGGTTGAGTTCGTCGCTCCTTTGCGCGCGATACCGTTTATTTTCACATTACTGGTCAGCGCCGCACCGTAGCCGGTAGCCGGAGAAAAGCAGTTATAGACGGTGATCGCTGTGTTGTTGGCATCGTGAATAGCCAGGGCCACCAGCGCCACCATCTGACCGTCTTTGCTGTCCGGTTCCAGATAGGCATCACTGCCATAAATCTGCTGGAAATAGCTTGTCAGGGTATCGAGTATCGTCTGGTAATCAGGCGCACTGATCCCCTCAGCGGTTACCGTTGCCGATAAGCCGAGTGTGTCGAAGTTGAGGGCCATTTATGCCTCGCTGGTTACTGTCGTTGTTCCGTAGATGGTGTCGATTTCAGAGAAGAACCGGACGCGGCGCGTCGTAGTGTTCACTGTCGTATTGAAAGAGAGGATAGATTTCACACCCCGCGTTTCGAGGATGCGCTTGCGGATTGCCAGGTTGTAGGTTTCAGGTTTCTGCTTACCGAGTACGGACTGAATCCACGGCGTCCCCTCCGTGGTGTCGAGGAACCATTGTCCGTACCACAGTTCGAACCTCGTTTTTACTGCCTGTGCCACGGCCTCTGGTGAATTAATCAGCCAGGTATCATCTCCACTGCCAAAGGTGTAATCGCCGTCGGCATCCTCACGTCTGTATCTCATCAGTTCACCCCGCCAGAGTTGCCGCTGCCCGTTTGAACGCCTTTGTGGGTGTGCGTATCATCAATGGATTTACCGTTCGATTTAAGAGTTCCGAAGAATTCAATCGCACCAGTAATTTTCGCCGCTGTGCCGCTGGCAATACTGCCGACCATCCCTCCCATCCAGGTTAGCAACCCGGTAATCGTTACCTTCGCCGAGAACGTAGATTCAGGAGCGACAACATCGAGGCCGCCAGGCGCTACGATTTTAATTTTCTGCGTGGTGGGGTTGAGCTCGAAATACGTGCTGCCGTCGTCGCTGCGCAGCTGCGTGGCCCCGGTGCTGATACCGCCGATTTTCTGCGCCTGAGACTGCGGCCCGACAATGCAGAACGCATCCGATAAATCATGCACTCTGTCGTCTACAGGCTCCTGCACGCCGCCACTCTGCCACCAGAAATCAATGCAGCGATCGGCAAATATCACCAGGCACTCATCACCGGCTTTCACCGGAAAAGTTAATGTGCAGCCGCCGCCGCGTGGAAACACCACAGGTACATCCACCAGCAGCGGATAATTTTTCGTGATGCGGTTCCCGTCGTTGTCAGTTTCAATCGAACGAATAGCCGGCTGCACCACAGCCGTTACCGTACCGGGGTCGAAAGACTGGACGATACCAGGCAGAGCGACGCGGATCTGGTTCTTTGTGGTTTCCCGCTCAGATTTGAATGTTTCGGCAAGGTCGCCGCTGCGGGTTTGGTCAGATACTGCCATTTAGAGGACTCCAGAAAGCAAAAAACCCGCCGGGTGGCGGGTTTATATGACAATCATAACTTATGCTGTTAATGAATCATTGAGGTCATTCATCATTTGATCCACCAGTGCATCTATCTCTTCGGCATCTTGTAAGGCACTGATTGCCGTAATTCGATTAATTTTGCGTTCAAGTTTGTAGTCAGCATTGACGCGCTGAGCATGAAGCATTTTTAACTTAACGCCGATCTTCCGAACTTTATCGACATCAACATCGTTAACTTCAGCCGCCTCACCACTGCAAAAAGCTGTGTAGAGTCGCTTGTGGGCACCACCTGGCAATTTCTCACCATCAGTATCATGAGTTGGCGTCAGTTTGTTAGTCACTCTTAATGCTGCATGGTACATACCATAGTATGACCTGCTAATCGCATTACGTGTCCACTGCTCACCATTGTGCTGCAATGATTCTCTGGCTAAGTCGAGGAAACAATTATGCATCACTGGCATCAAAAGTCTCCCGCCTGGAAACAACCAATACACTCTGAGTTTTCCAAACCTGCAGCAATGAGACCATCAGCAAGATCGTTGTTCACTTTTGATAAAAGAGCTGCGTCGTCAGTTTTAATCTCTACGAAAAATGTGTTCAGCTCATTCATGACGTAAAAAGCATTCGCGCCAGCCAGACGTAAACGATACTTTTCAGCAATAGCCATCATCAATCGTCCGATGGCCTTAAAGTCTTGAGAATGATTCTCATGCTTTATCAGGTAATCAAGTGAATCATTGCACTTGACCAAATCGTCTGCTTTAGCAACTTCCATCGCATTAAGCATAGGCATTACCTTCTTCAGCAAATCCAAATCGACCCAGTACGCAGCATTGACAGCTACTTCTGAAAGGATACGAGGATTATGCGAGTTAATGGCTTTCTTAAGAATCTCATACTGCTTAACATGATAGCCTTTGTTCCGCAGCGCTATCGTGTAATTACAGAATGAAACTGAATCATCCGGAGCGATTGCCAATGACTTTTCACAAAGAGCACACCCCTCTTCGATCTCGCCTAAAACCAGTTTAGCTAACCCCTCGATAGATAGCCCTTGATAATACTCAGGAACCTTCCTAGCTTCACGAATGACGCTATGAATTTCAAACTCACTGAGTAGGTTTTTACCCTGAGTGAGTGAGGGACCAAGGAGATCTAAAAGCTCTCCTGATTTAGGCTGCGCTAAACTCATTTAGTTGTAGTTCCTGACTGGGTGACATCCAAGCTGAGGGCAAAACGCCTTCAAAAGTATTTGCAGTGTAATGGGTAAACTTTGAAAACGACAGCGTCATACGCACGTTTTGCAGATTTTCAGACAGTTTGGTTGGCTATAAATTTCAACCAGGCACTTTCTTACACGGGAAAGATCCGATGATTTTCGGCGCGTCCATGCTGTTCTGCAGCAGCTGGACGTTCAGGAAGCGCGTTTCGGTGCCTGGGCGACGAATGTATTCAAAGCCGTAGTTGTTACCGTCTTTGGCAGGCATAAGCCCCATGTCTACTTTCAAACCATTGGCACCCAGCTCAGTGATTTTTTGAGAGGTAACTCTTTCACCGTTGATTGTCGATAACTCGCCCTGGTTTGCAACCATAGTGTAGCCACCACATTTAACCGTGAACCCATCCGCCCACGCGCTGCACGCAGAAAAGACAGCTAACAGAAAAATAATACCCCTCATTGCTCATCCCCTTTGCAAAGCCGATTGCGTATACAGATCCGCCGCGCCACGCGCTTCGCACATCATATCCATGTACCACGCCTGGCCCCTTGTGTCGCCAGTGTACATAATCCCGCGCACAATATAAACGCCATCCGTTGCAATGCTGGCAGGCTGCGCCGTGGTGCCGCTGAGCGTGATATTACCGTCAGTGTTCTGGTCAGTGATCTGCCCACCAGCCATCGCGATATCGTTGTTCGACAATGCGGTGCGGAATACAGAAGCCTGGTCCAGTTGAATGAGCCCGTTTACCCGGATGTTCGGGTTGATCAGCGCGCGGACGTTTACGCCGTTGCCGATGGTCTGCTGCGGCATACCGATCAGCCCGGTGGCGCTGTTAAGCACAATTGCGTCGTGAACATACTCATTATTCGCCACCATCTGGCGCTGACCGTCCACGAATTGCCATGTTGCGCCGCATTGTCCGGCCACGTTATCCATAAGATGCCGTGTCATGCCAAACAGCACCCGGCCCCGGGGGAATACGGTAACGGGCATTTCAGGCGTCAGGCCCTCGGTCGCGCCTTTGGCCTCGAAGTCTTTCATCAGTGCGCGGTTCACGTCAGCAACCGTGTAACCGGCCGCCAGCGTCTGCGAGGTTATGCTGGTGGCAAAAGCCAGATCCGTATCTGCCGCCTGAATCAGAACGTAGGAATCAATGGGGCTGTCTTTTCCCGTGACCGAGTATCGAATTTCACCGCTGAAAATCAGTCCGTAGTTGCGGCCGTCGCTCTGGCCCACGTCCGCCGCGTCGACTTCCCGCACGGTCCCGACGTCGCTTGCCGATACATCCGGCGCGATGCCGTCATAACCAGCAATCAGCCGCATCTTAGAAAACTCCTGCCCGGTTATGCGGTTCACCGTATCGGCTGACAGGTTGTAAATCTTGAACGTTCCCACCCGGGACGCGCTGCTGATGTTGAACCAGTCGATCGTAAAGGTCACTTTAAAATCGCTGAGCTCAATACCCTGCCCGTTCTCGTCCACGAGCTGCAGCTCGAAATGTCTCATCCAGTTCTGTGACATGCTTACTCCGTTGATACCAGTAAATGACTGCGGCCGCCCAGGTCGGTTTTCGTCGGATAATCCTGTGTGCTGTCGTCACAGACCACCACTAGCTTAAAGCCGAGCCCCATATAGGCGTACTGCGCCAGCAGGTCCGCGCCCGTGACGAGAGGAATACCGGATATTACCGGCTCCCCTCTGTCGTTCTGCAGGTCCATAATCCAGTACAGATCGCGCCAGGTAATGCTAATCCGCCAGGTGGTCCCTGCAAGGATGATGCTGAATTGCTGGTTATCCGCTGTCAGCGGGATTTCCTGAATTGCCATTAGCCGAGCCCCAGTAATGACGCCGCGTTACCCGTGATGCTTTTCAGCAGCGAGGTATTTGGCGGCTTTGTGGTTTTGTTGCCGGTATTCAGTACCGCCGAGGTGCTGGCCCCGTCCTTCATGTTGGTTTTATCCGCGACGGTGATCTGCTGCGTCTGCGAGATAAGAACCTCCCTCAGGGTGAGGACGGCAGACAGGACGTTTTCGGTTGTTTTGTCTGTCGTAACTTCCATCGCGCGGATCAGCATGTTGCTGTACAGGCGTTTGCCGGTTACCACATCGAAAGGAATACGGCTCGCCTGCAGGTCGAGTAGCTCCTGATACGTCTGCTGGGGGCTCAGACCGAGAAGACTGGTGGCCGTCAGGTTGCTGGCAAAATCCAGCAACGATCCACCACCAGCGAAACCGACCTCCATCACCACTTCAGACGGTTTTTTGTAGGCATGGTCAGCGATGGCGGCTCCGACCTCGACAGGGTGCTCTGTTATCTCGAGCGTGTCGGTATGCTTCTCAGAAACAACCACGCTGGGGACAATCATCCCTATTTTCCGGCTCTGCTGTTGAAAGAGCGTTGAGAGGATATCCATTAGCCCACCTTAGTTTGATTGCCGCGCATAACCTGAGCATTTGCAGATTGCTGTCGGCGCTCAACTTCTGTGCCGACCGAACGCGGATCACCACCACCGTAAATGTGATAGGTGTTTTGCTGCTGTAACTGCGCACCTTGCCCGGGCATGTTGCTCATCACTTTCGGGATATAGTTGCGGGTTTCCTGCGGCATGAGGGCCATACCGTGCTTCTGCACGTTACCGATCCCCCAGTTGTAAGACGCAAGCGCCTTGCTCAGATCGCCGCCGTTCGCCTGCAGCAATTGGGAAAGATATTTTGCGGCTGCCTGCGCTGCCTTCTCTGGGTCGAAAACATCGTTCCCGCGCAGCCCCATATCTCGCGCCGTGCCGTCCATAAACTGAAACAGGCCTTTAGCGCCAGCACCGGACACAGCAAACTGATTGCCTCCTGATTCCGTAATAGCGACACTTTTAAGCAATCCCTCGGGAAGCCGGTACAGTTGTTCCAGATTGGTAAGCATGGGCTGCATCCAGCCAAGCAACTCAGAACCCGCTTTGGTTGGCTGTGGTCGCTTAACTGACTGGCCGAGCTGATCAGGTTCATCATCGCCAAACCAGCCGCGTACGGTACGCCCCACACTGCGAGGATCAAATCCAAGCGTGTTTTTCATCCATTCGGCTGTACTGTTCGCGCTGTCGGTCACCATCGGCATCGCACTCGGGTTTCCGCTCCCCTGATTCAGGAGCTGCTTACCAATGCTGGCCGCTTCGGACCAACGTCCGTCTTTAATGGCATTCAGCAGATCTGCAATCATGTTCAGCATTTTGCTGAACTCGCCCATCTGAGAAATGAAGTTGCTAAAATCCCATTTAAGGGACCATGATTTCGGGTCAATGTTGAGCAGTTTCGCCAGCGCTTTCGCCAGGTCACTGACTGTATTCTGCAGGTCGCGCGTCATCTTCAGCGCGGCGTCGACTTCCGGTTTCCATTTACCCCAATCAATCAGGCTCTGACCGCCTTCCTTCCAGGTCTTGTAATCCTCCCACAGGAGGGCAATTCCCGCCGCCAGCGCGGTAATCAGGCCAATCGGTGACATCCAGAACGTGCTGTTCAGAATGCGCAGCGCAATTGTCAGCGCGCCAAACAGTGAGATCAGTTCCCGCGTTTGTTTGTCGAGTGATTGCCACCAGGTGATAAGGTCTGATGTCCCCTCAATCAATCTGAAGAACAGCCGCCCGATGATATCCCCGAGTGCAAGAATGCCTTTTATGGCCTTCGTCAGCGTCTGCTCGATGCGCGGGAAGTTATCCAGGATGTGGCGGCGCAGGGTGTCCAGCGAACCCGCCAGGCCACCAGCGAGATTAGAGCCGATTTTATCCCGGGCCATACCCGCCATCGCGCCGAACTCGCGCAGGGATGTCATAAACTTGTTGGAGCTTCTGGCCGCCTCGTCTGCATTGAAGCCGATCGCCTTCGCCATTGCGCTGTACTGGCCGGAGAAACCACCCACGCCACGGCGCATCGCCATGAGGGTATTTTCATCAATACCCAGCATCTGGGCATACTGGTTAGCCCGGTAATACGGCATGCTACTGAGCTTCTGGCCGACACCCGTAAAAATGGCGGCCATATCGCGCATGTTACCGCTGGCGTCACGGGTCTGGACACCCAGGCGGTTCACGAACCCTTCCGCGCCGGGGTTATTTCGTACAAACCGGGAGAGGCTTTCCAGAGAGCCGCGCGCCGCGTCGACGCTGCCGCCCACCTGCGAAACCGCATAGCCAATCGACTGAATCCCCTGAACCGTCGCGCCGGTGCGCTGTGATGCCCAGTAGAGATTATCCAGACCTGAGGCGATCTTAGCGGTGAAAGCCACCACGGTAAGCGCGGCACCTTCGACGGCCAGCCCCATTTTGATGGCGTTTGCGGTCGTACCTGCGAGGACTGAATCGAACTTTTCCGCGCCTGCTTCGTCAATATCGAAGCCGAGCGAGACGAGGAAATCTTTAATAGTCTCAGCGTTCATTATCCTCTCTCCATTTCTCAATACGGCGCTGGTTGTCAGCCTTAACGGCCAGGTGGTCATTCATCAGCGCGATATCGCACAGATCGACAGATCCATCCTTCAGCGCGTAATAAGGGATTAACCCGGCGTCAACCGGGTCAAGGAGATAAGACAGCCCGTCAGGCAGGCTGTTGAGGGTTAGCCCTGAGGCTGGTCCGCCGTCGCGCTGGTAGGGCTCACGGGCAAAAAATTTCCCAGCGAATCGGCGACCACCCGCGCCACCAGCTGCAGCATGGTTAGCAGGTCGATATCATCAAACATCAGCTGACCGCTGTTAAATACCGGCGTCCACCCGTCCATGTGCTTACGTGACACCACGGCCAGGCACGGATGAATAATCGCGTTGGTGTCTTCTTCGGTCAGGGAAGACAGTTCCTCAGCGATACGCGGGAGCAGGGTTTCAAACACCGGTTTCAGCTGATCGAATTTCACGGTGTCGATTTTGCCATCTGCTGGCAGAAGGGAGCGAATGCTCCCGAAATCTGACATCATGCCTGCCAGAACCGGCAGGAGTTTGCGCGTGACTTTCAGCTGGTCAAAAACGCTGAGCTTTGCCACGCGGTAATCGTGGCCTTTGATTGTACATTCCATTCGTTAAAACTCCCCAAGAACCTGGTCGATTTTGCCGCCGTCAAATACCCACGGCATCGTGTTGCCTGCTTTTGCGTTGGCGTTATCCGGCTGTTTCT